TAACAAACCAATGTCTAATGTTTCAGTGCCTACTAAAACTCTTGATTTGTTTCGGCCATCCACATACCGAGAAATAGCAGCGCAATCATAATCCTGCCATCTGAACCATTGATTTAAAACTATGTTGAAGCCTAAGATTTCTGTGTTAACTCTCTTGCCACGTTTGGTATAAGCTAAAAGGTAAGAATTAAGCTCAGGGGCATAAACTGCCCACATATTTTTAGCCCTCTCAAATGAAACTTCATTGTTATACAACTCATGAATCGGGTAGGATAAGAAAGCCGCCTCAACATCACCATATTGATCTGTCGCCCTCAATGAATGAATACCCCTTTCTGAACACCATATCACATCATTAGGCGTAGCTGCCACAGTATTATGCGACAAGCACCCAATGCCATTCACAACAGGCTGCACAGCAAATGATGTGCTAGCCAGGTCTGCTGACGTAAATGTCCTAATGCGATATAAAGATCTTCTCTTAGCCACATACAAATCATCATGAAATGAAGGGAATATGGCCGTTATGCCCACAGGATCGTTATCTCCTTGTGAGATGGCTATAGACCCGCCTCCACCCCCTAACGTCCAATCCTCGGGATTGTCGGCCACAGAATAGTATATTGTGTGGGGGCTTGTATTGACTCCTGACAGCCACGCCCTGCCAGCATGAACCCTAACTAATGACCCGTCAGGAGGAGTGCCAGTTAAGTCTGCAAAATCACCCGTCATATTGTAATACTGAGGGACTGCATTCTCAAAGGCTGCTATTAAGAACCCATCAAAGGCATCAAAAGTAACCTGGTCTGACGACACAAGGCTAGTTGTTCCCGTCACATCAGTAAACCTCCCGTTGTCTGAGTCAGCCCATAACAACCCGCCAGCAAATACTATCTGCCTTTGAGTCTGAACTGACCCCACATTACGCCAAAAATCAGTCATGCCTCGCATGTCACTTGAGATAGTTGGCGTGAACCCTGAACGGTAAAAGGTATTTAAGCCCCACTTCTTCTTTCTTGAACCATTGACTGTGAAAAGTATGTTGTCACAGTCCTCAAGTGTATTAGGATTAGCCGCACCTGGAATAGAAGACTGATCTAACCCCCCCGATGCTGGCCATATTGGCAATTTAAAAGTCTTTTTAGCCATTAATCAAACAACCTATAAAATCTATCGAAGTAAGATCCTAAATCTGCAGAAGAAGGATCCATTCTCCTTTTGTGTCTCCACCACTTTCCACCAACCACGAACCTTGGCTTCTCATCTGAGAACTCATTGTCTGCTTCCATCTCTTTTAAAGAGTCCTGATACTTGCCTTCCCAGAAAGCTGAAGTATCATCTGCTCTCTCTCTTGAGAATAAATCAGCCAACGCCCCATAAACAAGAATATGTCTCTTCTCAACAGGGATTAACGGTTCGTCCCCATCCGCATCTAATGGCGTGATCTTGACAGAATAATCGATGTGAAGAACATAATCGTTGTCTGGTACTTGTGGAAACAAGATCAATTTCAAATCGTTTCTGTCTGAACCGCCAAGATAGTCATGACCAAGGAGAAACTCTCCTAAAGCTGGACCGCGATAGTCTTTAAAACCAGCAACGGTACAATGGGTAGGCCATCCTTCTGCGCCTGGGAACCGAACCATTAACTCCCCGATTTCCCTCGGAGATGTGATCTCAAGGGGAACTCTAAAATTATCGTGCCATACAAATTCTATCTCTTCGCAGTCAGGAACCAATCCCAACTCATTCTGATAAATCAAATAACTAGCTGTGGCGTTTGTCTCCCCTACATAGTTAGTAGACAAATAAGCTGTCTGTGTCCCAACATCCATTGTTTTCAATTCATACTCTTCGTCATTACCGCCAGTTGCAAAATACCAATTGACATTGCTTGCCGTCCAACCAGTCCCAGTTCCAACAACAACCCTTGAACCATTTGTGACAGAAACCGTTCCAGCCTCAACCTTGCTTGGGATGTTCATGTCCCAACGTCTTCTTCTCCATCTCCACTTCTTTCTAAAAGATATGTCCTCATACCTAGTGTTGATGGATTCCTTGCAAGCGTTCAACGCCTCCTCATCTGTGACAGGGAGCTTCACCCTTCTCATGATTGTTTGATATAAATCAGAAAACGTCTTCGTCCTAAAAATTGCCATGTCCTCTCCTTACCTTAAAAACTTCATTAAGAGTCCTAACGTCCCTATGCTCCCCGTGCCTATTCCTATGATCCATTTAATTGCACTTTTATTCTTTGCTATCTCATCTCTACTCTCATCTATCTTGTCCCACTTTGCCTCACCATTCTGCTCTATCTTAATCAATGTCTTCTCTATTCCCGTAAGCCTTGAATCAATGGCTCCCAACTCTCTTGAGATCTGAAGATCAAATGTTTTTCCGTCAGGCATATTAACTCCAAATTAAGACTATTATTGAAAGAACTAAACCAATTACACTACCTGCACCTCTACTTATCCAATCTATCCTTCGACCTTTAGGACCCCATTCTGCTATACAAGTTAATACCACAGGTATCAGTGATAACAATAATGCCCATTTACAATACGTTCCTAGTAAAGCTGCTAACGTCCCTATAAAAGCCATAGAGAAAAGATGACTACTAAAGACTATCTTCTCTCCCCTGTTCCCTTTTAGATCTTCCAATCCAGGAATATTATCTATTAAGTTCTCTAACCAGTCTTCAATATAACCGCCCATGTTGTCTCCTTAGAATGCTTTATAAGAAAAACTCGTTTCGAGTTTTCTATCACCATTAGTGAAGTCCTGATTTTCAACATTTGTGGCGGCCCCCGCTTCACGCATAGCAAAATAAGAGTTTCCTGAAACTATGAGTACAGACGGATTAGTTATACCTGTAGCCTGAGCTTTTAGATAAACCATTCCATAACTTGCCGCAGTAACACCAGCCGAAGTGTAAGGAAGAGAAACTTGCGCAGTCACAGCCCCCACACCATCAGTGCCGCTATCACCATTTAAATTAATATAGATAGTGCAATATCCATCTAAATCGATTGTATACTGGTATGTGTTTGTTGTGAAAATTGGAGCTGTCCCTCCATTTGCTTTAAGATGAGTTGTTGATGCCGCACCATTTTGACCTGTTGGGAAATCAAATGATGTGCCAACAACTTTATCTATTTGAGGTCTGCCCATTCCAACATTGTGATTAAAAGCCTGAACTGTCCAGTCTGTTGTGGCTGCAGCCCACTGCATTTTAAATGCGCCAATCAAAACACAAGGCTTTTGTGCTTTACCTGCATCATCATTCCACATTCCAAAAATAGATGTTTGATCGTCTGTCCCAGCCGCAGCATCATAATCATGAATTGCTCCTGCGGCGGGCGTTCTCCATAAATTAGGAAGCCTTGAAATGAAAAAACCAAGACCTCCATCTGTATCGTCCTCGTTGACCGCATACAAGAACCAAGGGGCATCTAAATTCCAATTTACCGCCTCAGTAATTCCAAAGCCCAGATTGGTTAAGTGACTCGAGGCATGAGAATCATCATTAAACACGTGTGTAGCTGCAGTAGCCTTTAAACATACAGTATGCCCAGCCGTTGTTGATTGAACAGATACCCAACCAGGGTTATTTGCAGACAAAGCTGCTCCTTGAGCGTCAACTATAGAAAACACTCCAGCCGTTAAATCTATCCCTAAATTACTTATATATCCAGGTGTATTAGACCCACCGTATTCTAACAACCCAGGTGTTGTTGTCATGTCTACTTTTCTATTATCATCGTAAACCACATCCCCATCAAATCTAGTTCTTCCAGAATCTACCCATAAAGCATAAGGTTCATTAGTAAATGTGATATTACCACCACTTGCTGGAGGTCCATTCACATAAATAGAAGCCGCATTGGTTATAGTTCTAACTAGGGTATCTGACTCTAAAGTCATGCCCCCCACACTTAATCCAAAAAAGTTTGTCAAAGTAGCTGTTTGATTCCCCATTGGAAGGTTAGTTCCAAGAGGCGTGTCGTCAATATTTAGTCCCACAATGCTAGTCACTGCGCCAATACCATCATCAATACCAACAGGTGAAACGAAAGCCGTCAAGTTTGCCCCTGCACTTGTAGTATTTCCAGTTAAATCGGAATTTAACCCAACTGCAAAACCAATAGCATTCGTTATGGTTGCATTAGCACCCACAAGAGGCGGCCCAGAAATTGCAAATGTCGTGGCCGCGGTTATGGTCGAGGCTCCATCAAAAGCATAAGTCGGAGATTGTATGCCCGCCTCAACTTGAGAAAGTATAGCTCCTGCTGCCCAGGTCTTTGTTCCAGAAGAGTGAGTCAACCCTGGAACAGCGGTAGACGCTGTTAAAGCTGTATTTAGAGTGTTAATAGTTAAAATGTCTCCACCATCATCATTTTTTCTAATCAAGAACATTTCAGCATTATTACCGTCAAGGATCATAGACCCTTCTTGAGTCCACGATCCAGCGTTTGTTGCTGTAGAACCTTGAAGCTGGAAAGTGGCTGGAACACTTACTGCCGTACCTGTCCTTCCAATTGAAATTGATGTTGCTGCAGTAGACCCAATTACCATACCAACATTTGAATCAATGGCTACTCCCGCATCGGTTGCCGTCATAATTAGAAAGTCTGTCCCATCGGGACTTACTATGGCTAATCTAGGATCTGTAACTCCATCCCCAAACGTGTTGTCTATCCCGACTATTGCAGAGTCAAGCCCTACCAAAACAATAGGCACGTCTATAGCTCCACCAGTTGGGAGCCCTAGCTTAACCATATTTGCATTAGCGTCTGACGTGTCATAAGCTAACTGAACATTAGGAGCTGCAGCCGTATTACCAAAGCCTATGGAAACATCATCTGCGAAGAACGACCCTCCAGTGAATGTTGTTACTCCGTTTGAATCTATGCTGGCTACCTGCACAGAATCTGAATCAAGTATCTCAAAGACTGTCGCCCCTGCATTATCACCTAGCTCCAATGAGAAAGATTCTGTTAAAGGGACTTTCGCATCTATTGTTTCATCCCCGAATGTGGTTGTTGTCCCAAAAAACGTTGAACTTCTTGATATTGTCATGTCTTTCTCCTTATAATGGTGAATGCACCCTATTCCAATTTGTGTCGTCGGCACCAAAAGTAACAGTAGTCCCAAAATTAGCGGAACTTCTCGAAATCGTCATTATGCAATACCCCTCGTCAACCTAAGAGTTAAAGCGTTAGTCGCATTGGTCGTCACGCGCTTGATTCTAATTCTTTCAAAGGCTAAAGGGGTATCGACAATCCACACCCCAGTCGCTGTTGCACTAGCCGCCCCTGTCAAAGCATTTGTTACATCAACCCATTGTGCATCAGTTGGGTCTGAATGCCTTCTACTCCAAGGTGAAGCACTATCTTTCAATCTAAAACTTGTAACACCTGATGTTGTGGCCCCGCCATCAACAGCTGAATCTAGTGTCAATGTCCCAGTGCCTTGGGCATAATCTGTAATAGTTCTCAGGTCACCAACGTTGTCAGGTTG